TGCGCGTGATCGTCCGCAAGCAACTTCAGGACGCCAAGAAGGCAGCGGAGCTTGAGGCGGATGTTGAGGTCATGATGGCCGCGCTGGGGATGCTGTGATGTACAATATATTTGAAAGTGCGCTGGCGACCCCCGAAGAGATTGAAGCGGCGGGCGACGCTCTCCGTATTCTCTGGAACAGCGACGAAAACCAAGCCGCTCTCAAGGAGACGGGGGCTGGAGCCAATTGGTTCTATCAGGCCCGCTTAGCCCTTGAGGCTGCGGCGGCTGTGCGTGGTCGCATTGTTATCAAGCACGAGACTGCCCAATGAGTCTGGCTGGCCTCATAGATCGCATGGTCGCCGCTGGCATGTCCGCTGGCGAGGCTGGCGCTATTGCGGCCGAGATTTATGCTGCTGGCGTGGCTTCAGTGGCCGACGGAAGGTCATCCGCGGCTCTCCGCCAGCAGCGTTATCGCGACCGTGGCGTAACGAAGCGTAACGAAAACGTAACGAACCGTAACGCGCCCGAACCGTCACAAACCGTAACGAACCGTAACGAAACCGTAACGCGTTACGCCGACACTGTTTCGCCTATACTACAAGATAAAAATATTAAGAATAGTAAGAGGCAAAACAGCGAGCGAGCGTCACGCGGTACTCGCATTGATCCTCAGTGGTCGCCAAGTGCGGCCGATCGCCAAGCCGCTTCTGACGAAGGCCTGTCCAACAACGAGATAGATCGTGAGGCGCTACGCTTCCGCGACTATTGGGCGGGCAGGGCTGGTTCTGGCGGCGTCAAACTCGATTGGGCCGCGACGTGGCGCAACTGGGTCCGCAGCACCGCGGAGAAGCTTGGTCGCACACCGAAGGCAGCTAAACCGACTGGGGATGCTGGCGACGGCATGGTCGAGGTGACGGACGTAGACCAGCTCGCAGCGTGGGACAAATATTCGATGGCTAAGGGCGGCAAGAGCTTCCCGCGCAACGCTCGTGGTGGCTGGCGTGTCCCGGCAAAATGGCCGCCTGGATATTCGCCGCCGGAGCGGTCCCGTGAGGTGCCCCCAATGCCGGCCCTGAGGTCGATGCAATGACCTCGGATCATATCTCGAATGGCTTCAGCCCTAGCACTCAGTAGGAGGATGGAATGACCGAATGGCAACCGATCGAGACGGCCCCGAAAGATATGCCCATCATTGGCGGCGCCCCGTTTTGGGCGAGTGGACGGGAAGTGTGTTGGGCTAAAGACCATTGGGAGTGCGCCTTCGCGGGGACGATGAGTGTCTTCCCGACCCACTGGACGCCGTTGCCGACGCCGCCCCGCTCAACTCAGTAACCCCAAGGGAGAATGAGATGTTTGGGCGCAAGGATCGGCAGAATATATCATCATGGAGCGAACTAACTCCAAAGCTTAGATGGAAAGACGGGGTTCTGCAGCAGGCCAGGTCTGTCACGCATTACGAGAAAAATAAACAGGTCAGCCAGGAGTTCGAGTGGCATGATGTCCCGCAGGCAGATGGAGAATGAGATGACGAGCGCATGGCCTTGCTTGGTGTGGCTTGGAATAACGCTAATCGGAACAGGCCTTCGGTGGGGCTCTGGGAAGATTGAATTTAGCGACATTGCCGCAACGGCAGTGATCGCGACTATCCTATACTACGGCAACTTTTTTGAGCCGTTGTCGCGGTTGTTTCAGTAACCGCGTCCAACTTAACGAGCATCGGGGCAAGATGTGATCAGAATCTCAAAGGCGGGGCGGCCACGGAAGCGGAACGTAAAGCGGGACGACAAGGGCAAGTCTAGGGGCGAGATATTTGACCCATCGGTGATCTGGGCGCAGCCGCATCGCCGTGAGGTGTCAGACCCATCCTCAGAGCGTGCGGCGTACCCTCTGGGGCGCCTCAGGCTCAACGAGCTGATCACCGAGCCCCAGCTACGCGCTGGCAACGAGTTCGCGGCTGTGGTGTATGCCTACGCCCGCACGATGGGCATTCCAATGGGTAGCCCTAGGTCTGGTTCTATGTCTGAATGCATTGCGACGGGGTTCTATAGTTGGGAGAGCGAACAGCGCCAGGTTGACCCGGAGGAGGAGGCCAAGCGCGTCCAGCGGGTCAAGGGGCGCTACAATGACGTGGTGGAGGCCTTGGCAGAGGTCGGCCGGACGCTGAACCGGGATCTTCTGAGGGTGATGAAGCGGTATTGCATCGAAGAGATGGACGAGCAGGCGCTTTGGCGCGATGGTGACGAGATGGGTAATCTGCGGTCGGGGCTGAACGTGGCCGATCGGATTTTGGTGGAGAGGAGAGGGTGATGGATGAATTACTACGCATTTTCGATAGGGCTCTTAGCGAGCGGCTTGATGAGCTAGGAAAAAAGGATAATTTGGTTGGCATTGGAGAGATACTGTCAGCCGAGTTCAAAAAGCAGCGAGAACAGATAATCGTGTTGGGCAAGCTTCTGGCGGACAGCTATGCCAGCGACAACAGAGTTTCGACTAGCGACATTTACCAGAGAATGATGTACCCGGACGCCAAGCCACAATAGATGTTGTGTATAGTTCCTAGCCCCGCTTGACGCCGATTCCGGTATGGCGTAATTGTAGAATCAGATTTGCGCCCGGACGGAGGAACATCCTCTATCCGGGCGTTTTTGATTCAGCGCGGCTCTTTCATTTTCCTCCCCCTCCCGTTTGATGGGGCTGCGCTGATACCCGGCCCCCGCCGTAGAAACTATGCGGGATAACCAAAGGCGGGCGTTTTAGCCAGCCGGCCGGGAGCCCATAAGACGGCAAGCCACTGAATAGCAAGTAGCCGAAAAGGGCTTTGGCCGTCTTGTCCCGAGAGCAGCAACCGCGTTTTCCCTGACGCCGTACCTGCCAGCCCATAGGGCCGGGACACCCCTATTCGAGGCGGTGACGAGATCGCCGCTTTAACACTCAAAAGTGAGTCGGTTCAGATAGTTAAGGGCGGTGTTGAAATGACGGCCACTATCATCCAGATCCGAGACTTCCAGAACCGGAAGGACATTGAGCGCCTGTACGCAGAGTTCGCGCAGGACTGCTCGCTTGCCACTTCGATCGCGCTTATCCCGCATGACCGGGAGGTGGACACGGCGCCATCGGAATACTGCGCGCCGGATCAGGACAGCGCGTAATGGTTGACCTTGTGGTTGACCTTGTGGGAGCCCTTGCGCTTGTCGCTTTGGTCGGGTTCATCATTTACCTGGAGCGCCATTAGATGGCTAACCGAGCGAGAGATCTTCCGCCTGTCATGTTAGCCAACCGCGACCAGTACGCCGAAGTGTGCTTGGCTGTTGGTCTTTACCCGCAAGGGGTTCCCTTAACCGAGTACGTCCAGCGCGTTCCCAGGGCTCCAAAGCCGGCCGAATACCAGCGCCTGAACTTCGGGAAGCTGGACTGAAAGAATATGGAAAATGGCCGCTCGTAAACAGCTCTGGCACCCTGACGAGGTAAGGCAGAAGATCCAGGCTAGTCAGCTCATCAACCGCTTGATGGATCACATTAATTCCGACAAGCCTCTGATGGACAGTTCCCAAGTTACAGCGGCGGTCAAGTTGCTTGGCAAGGTAGTGCCTGATTTGTCCAGCGTAGAGCACAAGGGCGCGCTAGACGTGACAACCCAGACCAAAGAGCAGAGGGATGCCGCCGTTGCAGCCGCTGCCCGCGCCGACGCCTGAAGACTACGCCTTCGCAAGGCTGATCTCATATGCAGCGTATCAATGGCCCGGATACCGGGACGCGCCGCACCACAGGCTGATTGCCAGGCATCTTGAGGCAGTAGAGCGGGGTGAGATCCGCCGGCTGATGATTACGATGCCGCCACGACATGGGAAGTCGATGCTGGCGAGCGAGTTCTTCCCGGCATGGTATCTGGGGCGTAACCCCAACCATTACGTTGTCACGGCAACATATGCGCAGGAGCTGGCAGACGACTTCGGGCGGAAGGTCAAGAACCAGATTGAGGATGACGCCTTCCGGGCGATCTTTCCTGGAGTGGGGCTTGCGGACGATAGCAAGAGCGCCAAGCGCTTCCACATTGAGGGGAGTGCGGGTGGCTACGAACACGGGTTGAACCAGCGTGGGGCCTTTTATGCCGTTGGTGTGGGTGGACCGCTTACTGGCCGTGGTGCTCATCTGCTGCTTATTGATGATCCTGTTAAGAACCGGGAAGATGCGGATTCTGAAGTAATCCGCAAGAAGACCAAGGACTGGTACACCTCGACGGCCTACACCCGGTTGATGCCTGGTGGCTGCGTTGTGGTCATTCAGACGAGGTGGCACGAGGCCGATCTGTCGGGATGGCTGCAGGAGGAACACGAGCACGAAGGTTGGGTGGTTCTCAACCTGCCGGCCATTAGCGACGATGGCAAGGCGCTGTGGCCTGAGCAGTATCCGGTGGAGGAGCTGGAGCGGATTAAGCGGGCGCTTCCTCCTAGAGATTGGTCTGCGCTGTATCAGCAGCGGCCGGCACCTGACACTGGCGACTATTTCAAACGGGAGTGGGTTCACCTCGTTGACCATCTGCCGCCTCGCGAGACCATGCTGGTATATGGCGGGTCCGACTACGCGGTCACGTCGAACGGCGGTGACTTCACGGTTCACGGCCTTGTTGGCTTGGACCCAGAGGGTAATCCCTGGCTGCTTGATATGTGGCGCCAGCAGGCATCGTCGGATGTTTGGGTCGATGCGTTCTGCGACCTCGTTCTGAAGTGGAAGCCGGTTGGCTGGGCGGAGGAAACAGGTCAGATCAAGTCGGGCGTAGGGCCATTCCTCATCAAGCGCATGATGGAGAAGGGCGCGTATGTAGCCCGTGAGCAGTTCGCGACCAGGGGCGACAAGGCGGTTCGTGCGCAGTCCTTCCGTGGTTTGATCGCCACCAGAGGCTTGCGCATCCACAAGGACGCGCCTTTCGCTACGGATTTGATAACGGAAATGATGAGCTTCCCGGTTGGGGTACATGACGACCAGGTTGATATGCTCGGCCTGATTGGCCAGCTAATCGACAAGATGAGCAGCGGCAACAAGCCCAAGGGGCCAAAGCCCAAGCCGATTTACCAAGTTGAAGATGGATACGCCCTTGCCCCACCTCTCCCCGGTCAGAGACGACGCGCTTGATTGATCAAGACGACGCTCAGGACGACGATACCCTGAATGTTGAAGGCGAGAACAAATCATCTGCGCGTGTGCTGTCCGCGATCAAGAAGGCCGAGCGCTCCCTGAACGACTACCAGGATCTGTGCGACCGGATTGACGACATCTACAGCCGCTCTGAATGCTACAGCGAGAGCGACTGGAAAGACCCGGATTACGACCTGTTCTGGGCTTCGATGGAGATCATGAAGCCGGCGATCTATGCCCGGCCTCCGAAGCCTGTTGTTTCCCCGCAGTTCAAGGACCGCAGGCCGCTACAGAACACTACGGCAGAATTGCTTGAGCGATCGGTAACGTCTGCCTTTGACCGCACCACGCTTGACGAGGGCATGATCTGCGCCCGTGACGACCTGATTTTCTACAATCGCGGGCAGCTCTGGCTGACCTATGAGACAGACGAGAAGGGAGGTGGTCAAAGGGTTTGTGTGGAGCACATCGACCGCAAGGACTTCCTGCATCCTCCGGGGCGCAAGTGGTCTGATCTGCCGTGGGTGGCGCGTCGCGCATGGATGACGCACGAACAGCTCGAGAAGCGGTTTAAGTCCAAGAGCCAGGATGCTTACGAACGGGCTACGCTTGCGCCCACCATTGACAATACAGACGACAGCTATTCAGAGCGATCGAAGAAGGCCGGAGTTTGGGAAGTCTGGCACAAGGCCGATAACAAGGTCTATTGGGTGGCCGAGGGCGTCGATGTCATGCTCGATGCGGACGAGCCGCATTTGAAGTTGCGTGGGTTCTTTCCGTGCCCCCGCCCTGCCTATGGAACACT